CTTCTGGTGTTGTAATACTTGGGTCTAATCCATTAGCTCTAGATATTATCCACCACAAGCCGCTATCATTATAATATCTATATGATAGTAGATCTAATCTTTCTCCAACAACAACAATATGATAATTATCAGAATCGCTCTCAGGAATATCAGGATATAGTGTTGGTTTCTGGTATCTTATTCCTGTCTTTTGATCTTTCTTGCCTTTTGTGTATCTGTATCTATTAAACATTAGTTACTCTGCCCAAAGTCTTTAAAAAGTTGTCTGTAATCATTTTTAGCACCGAAAGGTTGATCTTCTGATGAATTTCGATTTGGATAATCATGAAATTTAGGACCATTCCGATCAAATTTAGAACCTCTTAACCACGGTAAACCGTAATGTTTACCAGTTGAAACTGGAATATATCCACCAACATGTGTAAAGCCTATTGAAACCTGTATGTGTTTTGTGAATCTTAAACCTGGATCTATTTCCCATGGGCTTGCTTTTGGAAATGTCACAGTACATTCTGTAATATATCCTAATTGTTTATGTACTATATCACCGAGAGTTAATCTTATCATAGGACCTGTCTGTCTTAAGTTTGTATCTAAGTTAGGATAACACTGTCCAACTAAATAATTAACTTTTTCTAATAGTATAGGAAATTCTTGTTTTGTCTTTGGAAATATTTCAAAATTAAAAGCAATCTTTCTTTCAACACCCTTGTAAATTGCAGATTTTTTTGGTCGCCCAATATACTGTGATTCTTCCCAGTCAGGTGTTATTGTATCTGTAATATCATCTAATATTGCCCTAAATGCTATTGTCTTCTTATTGTATACATCATAAAAGACTAGTGGTACAAAATCTAATTTTTCTGCTTGTGTATGTGCATTAAGCGCATCCTCACCACCATCGTGCCCATAAGGTATTGCGTTCACTTTGTCAACTTGATCTGTTTTGTAACTCTTCTGTTGTGACTTATGAATAGCACCATACAATATTTTTTTATCATCTGCAACAGGAAGACCTGGATACTCTGTTATGGATGTAATACCTTGTCTTCCAATATTATAAACTTTTTGTTGATAGTGATCCCTAGCACCTTTGTGTTGTGTTATCATCTTATCAGCATTTGGACCACTCTCAGCCTCTAACCAATCTGTCCTAGAACCACCATCACCACCAAATGCTGCTTTTAGTGTTTGATTTATTTCAGATGGGCTTCTTAATGAATCCTCATATCTTAATGAAGCTGCGCCACCAGGGTCAACTTTATTGCCCTTATCATCAGCCCCAAGTGCAGTGTATGCAAGTGTATCATATCCCTTACCTGCTTCCGGGGTTTGGCTGATATTTAATGTCCTATTAACAGCCTGATCTTCTAGAGATGATGCAATATTTAAATCAGCCTTACCACCTACAGCTAACGGCACAACGCCCTTCTTCATTTTTGTTTCTATAAATGGTTCATAACCATCTAGTCCTTCTTCTCTATTCTTGGCATAAAGTGTTTTATCTCTATCTTCATTTAAGGGAACTTGTACTTCAAAATTTGTTTTCTTAGACTTAGAAAAGAATTTAAATTTTGGTTCTGTAGCATCAGTGAGTGCGCCAAGAAAACCTGATTTACCTGCAGGATGAGTATAGCTACTTTTTTGTGTATCTGTATATTGTACAGCCTCATCAGTTCCATCTACATAATATACTTGATTCATGCCCTCTTTCAATGAGGGTGAACCTACGACATTTTGTGACGGTATTATAGGATATGGATCTTTAAATAATGATGTTAAACTATTTTTAAGAGGATCTACTACATTTTTTGAGAACCATCCGCCACTGCCTGCTTTTGTTTCTGATAATATAAAATGATCATAGAGGACTCCTAACTTATTATCCTGATCTAAATCTGCAGCAGCAAAATCTCCTGCCTTAATTTGTAATCCACCTCCTGGGCCTATAGTAACCCAATCTAATCCTATACCAAGTTTTGGATAGTTATCTAGATAATTTGCTGGCCTTCCAAATGGGTTTGGTAATAATCCGTGTCTGTAAACTCTAGAACCAGGAACTAAATTATTTATGAATTCAACTGAATTAAATATTGGAAATGTGGATGGGACGCCAAGTAAGTTTCCTTTTGATATTGCTTCTGACTGAAGTAAAGTTTGATTTGCTAAAAATCGTCCCATGGGACCTGGATATTGATCAGTTCCAAGAAGGATATTTATATGATCATCTGTCACTGCATCTGTAAAAATTCCACCACGTGTCATAGAAGAATGCTGTCCTATCTGTGGTGGTGCAAATCTTTCTGGCTGTGCTGCAAGATCTCCTATTCCAAAATCTTTTAGCATTATTGGTATATGTCTAAAGCCGTGTGTAGGATTCTCTGTCATATAACTTAATGATGTAAATATTCCATCTTCATTTATTATCATCTCATCATATGTTTTTATTATCAAACTCTTGCTTTTTAATGCATCTAAATCATTCGATATTATACCTTGTAATCCTGTTACTATTCCTGTTCCTGCTCTATTATTTACCTGATATGATTGCGGTGTCCCCATCTTTCCAACATAATCATCTGCAGTTGTTGCGCTAGGTTTAGAATTCATTAGATCAGGCTCAATAAACTTCTCTTCTATTTTATCCCTGACACCAGTAACTGTTCCCCCATTTGCTTGAAATGACTGAGGTAGCTTTGTCTCTGGATACTTCCAGCTTTTAATTTTTGATATGTCAAAATCTTTTAGTGCCATTATGTACCTTTGCCTATTGAAATATCCTTAACAGCACCTTTAGTTCCTAAAGTATTTGCTGCAACATGTTCTAATACTGTTATTGCTCTTTCTAATTTTTCTTCTGTTCCCTTCATAAATGATATTTTATTACCCATTGCACCAGCCTGAAGTCCTCCAAGATAATGATTTGGGACAACCTGTGATCCTCTTCCTAGTGATACTAGCTCTGGTCCTGCCTCACCAACGAGATACGTTCCAGATCTTGCTACAGTTCCACCACCTGCAAGACCAAAAAAAGCATTATTGATTAGATCTAATCCTGTACCTACTAAAAATCCTGCCCCGGAAGAAATAGGAGCAAACGGTCCTCCCAAAAGACCCAAGCCAGCGCCTGCTAATGCAAATTTATTATTATATGCTGTATCAAGTGCAGCTTGTCCGAGGTCTCCTGACTTTTGGTAATTACTATATGCATCCAATCCTATGCCTGACACAGCACCTACAATACCAGCTCTTCTAACCCATGGGTTATTCATAGCTCTGCTTATGTAACCAGCTCTAGAGTTAGCTCTTATCGCACCATCTAGGTTTCTAGTCTTACCCCAGTTCATAGGATTCATTCTAGTATTTCTACTGAATCTACCAAATGCACCACTACCAGGCAACATATTTCTCATACCTTGTAAGCCTCCGACTGCATTTAGTGCTCCCAATACCAAAACAGCTTTTAAAATATCGCCTAAAAGATCATTAGTTAGTGCGCCTTGATTGATTAGCTGATTTGTTCCCTTTAATTGCTTCTGTGCTTCTGTTTCAACACTTTCGGTAACATCAGTCTGTCCCCTTGCCATTATCTTTGCCAATTGACCAACATCTGTTAATCCTGCTGCCTGTGCCAATTGTCTTCTTTGGAAGTAGTCTAAGTTTTCAAAATCTATTCCTGCTAACTGACTCTGAATTTCTTTTGCCATTGATTCAAAATCATTTCTTGCTGCTGCCTGTCTTGCTGCATCAAAATTAAGATTTTTGTTAAGCATCACGCTTGCAGCCATCTCAGCATTTATCGACGTCTCTAAATCTAATAAAGTGTCTGCCATTGATGACATTGTAGCTATTTCCATACCTGCTTTTCGTGCAAAGACTGCGAGTCTAGACATGCTGTCAGCTGACCCATCAGTCATTGCTGCAAGTGTAGTTGCATTTGCTGCCATATCTGCCATCACAACAGAAGGTGCAACACCATTTGCTGTTGCAAGTGCTTGTGTAAAAACGAGTTGTGCTGAAGCGCCTTCCCTTGTTAGATCAGTTACCTCTGACATCATTGTGGCTAGCTCAGCAACTTGTTCTGGTGATAATCCAGTCTGCATTGCGAGTGCTGCATCACTAACAGCAATCGCTGAATTGCCCATTAGGTCCATATTATCTGATGCTATTGCAGCTTGCATCGCTGCAGCTCTAACATCGTCCCTAACACCTGTCAGTAGAAATCCTGCATGCTGTAATGGTGATAAAGATTTATTCCAGCTCATCTCAAAACCTGCAGAATCACTCAATGATGTTCCTAAAGCCTTTTGTGTCTCTAACATCCCTTTTGTAAAAAACTGCATTACTTTTGTTAGGCCAGTCCACACTGCCAATACAGCTAATGACTTACTAGA